CTTTGTTATGTATGTAAATTGCTCTCATGGGAAAGGCATCAAATTCATTCGGGAAGAGCTCAAGTTTTTTGCCAAAACACACATCAATTCGCATGGGGGGAACGTCTTCAAAAGCATTGTGCTTCTCAATGCAGACAAACTGACTATGGATGCCCAATCCGCCCTTCGACGATGCATTGAACTGTTCAGCCATAACACGCGTTTCTTTATTGTGGCCGAAGACAAGTACAGCCTCATGAAACCCATTTTGTCTCGCTTCTGTGAAATCTATATTCCAGAACCTACCGTGAACGGGGAAGTCGTCAACTTGTATCGATATCATTTGGCCAGAACATTCCACTCGACAGGTAGCAAAGGCAGCAACAACCCCCATCAGCAACGTTTAGACATCCTAAAGAGAGAACTTCTGAAGCTCAACAAAGATACCACTTTGCCCGAGTTGATTGTGGTGTCCACCAAGCTGTATGAGAAAGGATACAGCGCTTTAGACGTTTTCTCTCTGTTAGAGTCCAGCAACTTCTTGGAAAGCATCTTGCCTGAGACAAAACGGTATGAATTACTGGTTTGTTTCAATCGAGTGAGGAGAGAGTTTAGAAATGAAAAGTTGCTTTTCCTCTTTGTCTTGAATTTTGTGTTTTTAAGTTCAGAACTGTGTTTAGAAAATATAAGTTTTATGTAAAATGGACGACTTCAACGTTAGTGCACTGCATGAGTCGAAAAACGAATGGGGAGCACGCTTGGTGACCATTCTCACACCACTGATTATCGATGGATACAAGTCTATTTTGGATGAATCCATCAAATTGTGTCGCGACAACCGAGAACAAGACAAATACCTGATGACCTTCCAAAACTTGATATCCAGAATTCCCAAATGGAATCAACAAATCGTGGAGAACGAGCGAAATCGTATCTGCGAAAAGTCCAGATGCAATTATTTAGAAGATTTGGTGACCTGTGTCCACATCATTCAACTGAAAGTGCTGACTGCCATGCGTGTAGGACAAAAGCAGAAGAAAATCGACATCAACATACCCAAACTCGATGATTTCATCCACAAGGTCTACATCAACGTCGCCCGCAAAGTCTATAAAAATGTCTACCTCTTTGAAGTCAATATCCAACCCTTGCAAATTCAAAAGAACCATCGTGAACTCGAAATTATTGTGCAGGAATGTATTCTCAACACACTGCGTGAAAGCATCCCTGTCGAAGCCATTTTGAAAGCATATATGGATGAATCTGTCGAAGAAGATGTTGTTGAGGAAATCAAGGAAGAAGTCACTCACGAACCCATCATAGCTGCTGAACCAGAATCAAATGCCGACGGAGCAACCAATAATAGCAATAGCAATAGCAATAGCAATAGCAATAGTAGCAATAACAGTGCCATCAGCTTCAACGATATTGATTATGTCCAGACCGAAACTGGTGTGTCCCAAGTCCATGCACCCAAGAATGTCGACACGTTGGAGGCTATCAGCGCCATCAAACATCAACAAAGAAAGGCAGAAGAAGAGGATGACAATGACAACGTAAAGCTGAGCATATCCGACCAACCTTTCTTATTGGATAACCTGGATGTCCACACCATCGGCGAACCGTCCATCGAATTGTTTCCTGATTTAGAGGATGTTGAAGTGTTGGAGGATTAAACAAACAATGCAATGCGTCCAATCTGCGACTGGATTGTTCTTTGAATAGTTTAGATAACCGTCCCCCTCCCAAACTTATCCGTCAACGATGTTGTCCGAGATTAGCATATTTATGGCCGCATTTATTGTTTCTGCAGTGTTTCTGTTGGCCAAATTTCTCGAAATGCGCATGATAGAAAAGGAGAGCAAACCACTCAAGTTTCTCATTCGTGACACCTTGGTCGTCTACTTCAGTGTCTTGGTAGCCAACTTCCTTGCTGGCCAATTGCGTCAAATGGCGTCGTCAAACAAACCCCATGTGACGCCCGTCTTCACTGACAATCCGGGCTTTTAACGACCTGTCCAAACTTTTACCACCATTTTGGGAACGGTGCCCTTCCTAAAATCCTCTATATATTGGTCATATGTGTAACCCCATGTATGGTATGTCATGATGTTACCTAACAACGACCGTTGATGCAACGCCCTCAGAGATTCGCTTGTAAAAATGCAGCCGAATATTCGCTCCAAGCAACATCGGTCTGCTCGGCAACGAACTGCAGACAACAGGTTTGAAATGTGGTATTTGCGGTCAATTTGCTCCAAGAACTTCAAGTTAATATAGGATTGCACACCAAAACATCCGTACCATTTGGTCGATGTAGGCATTCCTAATCCTAACAGAGTATTCTCCATCATCAACTTGCTTTGGATTGCAGGATAGTTGGTCAAATGCCTCACGATACGTAATGTGTTCGTGACGTTCTCCTTGTCGGCATAAAAGTTCCAGAGTGGCAATACGGATGTGCCATTCCGTACAAACTTTTCGAATCCGATTCGACGGTGGAAAAACACACTGTCGTGTAGAATCACTGCGTTATTGAAGAACTTGTGTTTCAAATAATAATAATATGGTAACAGCTCTCCTCGTTTTGGGAATTCTGATTGGATGATTTTCACATTAGAATAATTGAATTCTGGCTTCACATAGGTATAATCACTGTTGTCGTCTATCACGACAATCCGCTTCGTGGGGTAGTACACGCGCAACAATTTCACACACTGATTCCAGTAGTTGTTGGTTTTTTCAGAGTTCACATGCCGCGATATGATGAACCCATAATCATTGTCGGTCATACTTTCTTCTAATATATACCAATAAATAAAAAAAATATTTGTATATATTTTACCCCCATTGTATCTTATGCATCCTTCATTTAGAAGCGTTCTTTTACACGTAGCATGGTATTTGGTCAATGTTTATTACGTCATCGTTGTTCTTCACAGTTCCCGTAAAGCGAGCAAATGCATCGAACTCCGGTCTCTCTAATTGAGCTTGCGGAGTATGATTGTGCACACATCGAGCAATCATTTTATACAGTTTGAACTCGGGATATCTATCCGTTCCATTGTTCTTGTAGAGCATGTTGATACCCTTGTCGTTTAGACACCATTCAATGATAATACGCTTCGCCGTACCCGCCAATTTGGTCAAGTCTTTGAGTTCCTCGAAATCGTCCACCACGTAGTCAAACATTGAACAAGCGAGGCGACACAAATCGAAACTGGGATTCGGTTCCAATCTTGGCTTTCTCTCGTCGAAATATGGCTCGGTGTTGTATTGTGTCGATGCATCCCCACCCGACTGGAAACTATCGCTGCAGAAAATCTTGCCCTCGAACTTGTAAATGCTGCGACCAAAATCAATGATTTTAAACAACCTTCCATATGTGGGCACCTTGTAATACTTTTTCTTGTAGCAATAGTACAGATACTTTTTGTCGGTTTGATTGTACATCACGTTGTTTGTGTGCAAATCATTGTGTGTAAACTGAAACACCTTTTGATACGCAATGAGTATCATGATGACTTGCATCAATGCTGACAACCATTCGTCGTTGCTAAGCTCGTTGTCCAAAATAAGATTGTCGAACGTGTCTTCACAACACTCCATGGCAATGACCTGCACAGGAAACGTTGGAATCGTGGCCAAAATTTCTTCCTCTTCGTCTTCTTCTTCGTCTTCTTCGTCGTCTTCTTCGTCGTCTTCTTCGTCGTCTTCTTCGTCGTCTTCCTCGCCGCCCTCTTCTTGCCCTTTTTCTCGTAATTCTTCCTTACCTTCGGTTTCATCCCCACATGCTCCACCACATCCGTCATACTCGTCCAAATCCAAATCGCTATCATTCGTGTAAGAAGAACGCGACGAGCAGGTGGAGGAGGAGCGGAGCGTCATCGATTGGTTGCTGAGCAGGTTGGCATGCGTCAGGTCTACGAGCTCCCCATCGTCCTCCAGGTTGACGACGTCTGTATCGTCAAAGACATTCTCGAACATCGCATTGTCTAACGAGGCTAGTGAAGCCAGACTGATGTCGTCCCCAATGCAAAGAGGTTTCAATTTTCGCGGAAGTTCCTGGAACAAGTGCCCGTAATCGTCTACTTTGAAGAGGGTACCTTTGTTTTTGTTGAAGAAATCAGACGTGTTCAAGTAATCGATGTCGTCAAACACATTGACCTTGAATTCGTTTTTCAGTGCTAGGTACGAACCATAATACTCCACTCCATGGATGAACTTGTGTGCACTGCGCAACTGACTGGAGAGAAACAAAAACAACCCATCAACATACGCTGCATTATTCGTGTCCAAAAACTTTGAGTTGCAGTTATCCAACGTGGAATGTACGCTGGGAAGGGCAAACAGCTGAGGATTGTTGATATCATATTTTCCAATCATGTATTTGTAGGGGTCCAACAAGGGCGCCATTTTGAAAAACACCTCTTTGGTCTTGACTTTGTTGGTATCAGCATTCTTCAGTTTGCAATGAAATAAATTGTCGTTGCCTTCCTCTACTCTCTCCTCTACCCCAGAGAGGAACCATTTGTTATTGAAATTGATTCCATTGTAATTGGTGTCGTTCAATCCAAAAAAACGGGTGTAAATAGGAATGTAGTTTTGGGGTTTAGAGAGAAATAGTGAAATTGGTTCTTCCAATCGCTTAAACAATTCCACATTCTTTCTTTTCTGATAATGAATCTTGAACGGTTCTGTTGTCGTCATCGACCTTGTATCTTTTAGCTAATTAGAATATAAATTAACCGTCTTTTTAACTTATTATTTTTGCATATATTCTTCACACAGGCAGGTTGTTCTAAAGGAGTGAACTATTGTCATTGCCTTCTTTTTCTCTCTATCGGCGTTTGAAACAAAATAAAATTCTTTTATAAAATAGTAATACACACTCTACTTACATCGGCATGAGTTTAGAGCTTCGCAAATTCGATATGAAGGGTATCCAATTCAAATCTACTGAAAACAAAGGACCCGTCGTCGTGTTGATTGGAAAGCGTGACACCGGAAAGAGTTTCTTGGTGCGCGACCTTCTCTATTACCAACAAGACATCCCCATTGGCACCGTCATTTCCGGCACGGAAGAGGGCAACGGATTTTACGGCAAAATGGTGCCGCGTTTGTTCATTCACAATGAGTACAATTCTGCCATCATTGAGAACATCTTGAAACGCCAACGAAGTGTCTTGCATCAGGTCAAGAAAGAAATGGAGACATACAAAAGATGCAATATCGACCCACGAGCGTTTGTCATTCTTGATGATTGTCTCTACGACAACACGTGGTCACGCGACAAGCTCATGCGTTTGCTCTTCCTCAACGGAAGGCATTGGAAAGTCATGTTAGTCATCACAATGCAATATCCTTTAGGTATTCCTCCCACTCTGAGAACTAACATAGACTATGTGTTCATTCTCCGTGAGAACTATATATCGAATAGAAAACGCATTTACGAAAATTATGCAGGTATGTTCCCCACGTTTGAGGCTTTTTGTCAGGTCATGGACCAATGTACAGAGAATTACGAGTGCTTGGTCATTAACAACAATTCCAAATCCAACAAGCTATATGACCAGGTCTTCTGGTACAAAGCCGACAACCACAACGATTTCCGATTGGGTTCGAAAGAATTCTGGGAATTGTCCAAGGGATTGCCAGACCAAGAGCAAGAGGAACAGTATGACCCATCCAATGCGAAGAAACGTGGAGCGGGACCTAAAATCAGTGTGAAAAAGACAACGAGATGGTAAAATTATAGACACCTGCTGCTTTTATTTTGCCTTCTTCACATAAGAATGAAGACAAAATAAATGATATAATCATAATTGTTTACAAAGCAAATC